TCAGCAAATTTAGATAGTCGGTTTTGTGTATCAGCAAATTGCTGGAAGTCCTCACCAGGATCTTCTTGGTTAATGCCAATAGATGAAGCATCATCTGCAACATCATACAGCCTCATCTTCGCTCTGTCAATTCCCACCATGAATTTTCTTGAGGTAACAAGGTCTGAGTACCTGTTCTTGAGTTGTTTGACCATGAGGCGACCTTGTTGTTCAAGTTCCTCAGTAGAGATAAGGGCAAACATAAAATCAGCAGTGGCAGGCAAACCAAAAGACTCAGAAGTATCGGTAAGATCAGGATCACTATTGCCATAACCACTGCGAGTAGTTTGAGTAGCAGAGACAATAGGTACATTGCATTCCACAGCAAGACCCCGCAGCTCCTCTGCAATCGCTTTGACATACGTGTAACTGTTAACAATCGCACCTTTATACCTCACACTTGCACAGATATTAAGATAGTCCACAAAGATAAGATTGGGTTTGAAATCTTTCTTCAACTTTAGATCGCTGAGCAGTGCCTTGAAATGCCCAGCATGTGCTGACGCTGTAGGATACTCTTTGATAATAAGTTTACCTCTAGTCTTCCTAGCAATCTCCTGAACCTTTGAATTGAAGAGAACTTGAGGTAATTCTGGAATGTCTTTGACGTTGACATTCAGAAGGTTTGCGTCAATTCGCTCAGCAATTTTTTCCTCTGCCATTTCACATGTAATGTAGAGTACGTTGTGCCCCTCAGTGAGGGCGGCACTAGCCATGTGGCACATGAATAGAGACTTCCCGACGCCTGTACCAGCAAGAGCGACATTGAGAGTCTTGTTAGAGAGACCACCTTTGGTAATGAAGTTAAACTTTTCAAGATCAAATGGGATCTTTTCTTCTTTGCGGTGGTAGAAATCATAACGGTCTTCTGCTTGTTCTAGGTAATCGTGTCCGATGTGTTCATCAAACGATACTGCCAGGGCTTCTTGTAAGATACCTGGGATCGCATCCTTTGATATTTTTTTATCGCCTCCATCTGCGATCTTGATAGACCGCATGAGGGCAAGGTAGATTGCTCTGTCTTGGCACCACTTTTCCGTGGCGTCAAGGAGCCATTCGTAGTCAACCCACTCGTCTGTGAGTCCTCGTACCGTCTGTAACGAATCCTGAAACGCATCATCGGTAAGGTCGTTACGGTTTTGAAGATTAATCGTAAGGACTTCTTGAGTAGGAACTTTGTCATACTTACTAGCGAAGTCAGCGATCTCTTCAAAGACAATTTTTTCATGATATTCTTGGAAGTAATCTGCTTTCAAAAAAGGAACTACCTTGCGATAATACTCCTCAGTGAAAAGGAGATTACGCAAGATAGTTTGTTCAATACGTTCAGTTGCCATAGGAGAATTCTTTTTGTGCTGCTGCTTCTAGTTGCTCCATCACTTCGGGGGTGAAGTATTTTTCGGGATTAGCAAGTATAACAGAAGGATAAACGGAAGATTCCCCAACAACAATCCGATTGCCCTTCCTGGTGAAGACTCCGTACTGCTCACCCAGTTCCAGTAGTCCGTAATACTTGTCCAGTCCACGCTCGTCAAAAAATAGACGTGTCTCAACTTTACTACCCTCCTTGGTTAGACGAGACTTCTTCGCCTCGCACTTAATGATGTTACCAACAACTTCAGTACCATCCTTCTCCTTCTTTTTACCAAGATAGATGATAGTAGATGCAGCATACTTAAGACCTGTACCGCCACCCATCTCCTTCTGAGGGACATAGGAACCGATCACATCGTATGTATGGTTAGTGACAATCATAGGCACCTGTGCTTGACCCAGTTTCAATGTTAGCACACGGAAGGCACCTTTGATCAACTGGGATTTGGTCATGTCACGAACCTGCTTGTCGTTGGCAATGTCCTCCATCTCCTTAGAGGTGGAGAGCATACCCAGAGAGTCTAGCACAAACAGCATGGGCACACGCTCATCCTTAGGTTCTTTCAAGTATTTGTCTAGGATGCGACATGCCTGAGTTCTGAACTCTTCAATGGTAGCAACAGGCATGATGATCATTCGCTTGGAATCAATGCCACGCTCCTCAATCATCTCACGAGAGATTGCAGACTCGGACTCAAAATAAATGACTCCACCAGTAGGATTATCTCTAAGGAAATTACCAACGACAGAAAGAGCAAAGAAAGTCTTTCCCGTGCTTGATTCTCCAGCCAAGGCAGTGACTTTGTTGGAAGGCAAGCCTCCAAACAACGAACCACTAACAAGGGCATTAAAAATATAAGAACCAGTGTCAACGTAAGATGTAATGTCGCCAGCAGCAACCCCCTCACTAACAATACTAGCAAACTCATTGCCAGACTCTTTGATTACAGTATCTAGGAATCCCATTGATCTACTTTCTCCTCATAAAAATTTACATAACTATAAGACCGCTTCATCATTTTCGCAAACGCACAAGCGGTGTTGTAGTCTTCAAAGCACTTGATGTCCTCTGATCCTACTTGCCCCACGACATGGTTAGTCCATGTCACAACGAAGATTTTCTTGCTCACTCAAAGAAACTCCCAATTGAAATGGTTCTCTCGTGTTGCCACCCAATACATTGTAGCACATTTTTGAGCGGTTCAAGAAAAGATTTTTCAAATTGAGTCTGATAATCCACATATTTCTCAATGCCAAACTCCTTGGGCAACTCACCAAAGAAACTGATACAGTTCTCATGAATGGGGTTTGGTGTTTTAAGATACATGAACTTGATCTTCTCACCCTCCTGGATGAGTTGATGCTTGTTCTCAATCTTATGCTTCTTCACATAATAATTGTAGAGCAATGCACCTCTGACGTGGATTGGGGTTCCCTTTGTATAAATTTCAGTTGGGTGTCTATATTTTGCCAGGTTGTTAACTCCTCGCGGGAAGGCAACTTCTTCGTATGGTCGCTCTCTGGTCTCTGCTCGCACATCATTGATAAAAGCGATAAGCTCATCATTTGTCTTGCCGATAATAATCTTAAACGCTGCATACAATTTATCCCTGAAATATGCTGGAGTGGAAGATCTAGCAGTCTCCAGACCCATGATCTTCATCTTTGGTTCTTTATATCTAACACCTTCACTGTCCCATACGTTGAGAATGTAACGCTTCTTCGCAGTCCAGATACCACGGTCAGCGATATTCTCACGCTTCATACTCATCTTCTGATCATACGCAGAAACATAATTCGCCAACTCCTGATATGAACATTCAATAAAAGGTTCCAGTTTCTCTTGACAGATCTTATCAAGTATGGAAACAATTGCTGCTTTATCGCCAGACTTATTAGCAAAGAATTTACTAACAAGAGGTCCAAGATTAAGATAGATTGAATCGGTATCGCTAGCGATGACATAATCCACTGCCTCTGTAGACAACAGTTTATTTAGATATCCGTTCATCTTGTTCTCAATCCAGCGGATAGATACCTGACCAGATAAAGTGATCGCTTCGGCATTAGCGAGACGATAGTAACGGAAGTGTTCATTACCAATAGCACCATAAGCAGAGTTCAAAGAGATCTTCTTTGCCATTTGGATGTTGTTACATCTCGCAATCTCTTTTGAGAGTTCAACCGTAGGAGTTTTCTCATACTGCTTCTTTGCTTCAATCATCTTCTTCTTGAAGATGACACGACTGTCATACATCTTCTTCATCATCTGAGGAAGAAACCCATGCTTATCCTTTCTGTACTGTGCTCCATTGGCACAGACAGCGTATTCACCATCAATCTCTACCTGCTTTGCAAGAATCTTATCAACCGTTGCTGTTGAATGCCTGGTATCCTGTAAAGTCTCTGGCGAGATGTTGTACTGCATAATAAGGTGAGGGTAGAGACTATTAAGGTCAAAAGAAACAACCCAATCATAGAATCCAGGAATCGGTTCTTTAACATAAGCACCTGCATACTTTGCGTCTTTGATTGATTCCTTCTTGGGCGGGATAGCAATCTTACGCTTCAGAAGTTCCACGTAAATATAGTTATCCCACATCCGAACCTGACTAAACACATCTTCATAATTCACCTTGGCGTCATATGCCATAGTGAAAGCAAGTTCAAGCAACTTCATCTTGTCATCAAGTTTATCCACGAGTCTAACGTCATGGATGTTGTACTCAATGAACTTCTGCCAGTCGTTCTCGTAGAACTCCTTGAAGGTGTCATACTCACTGTGATCCAGTTTCTTCTCACCCAGTTCCACAAAGCAGATATGATCTAGTCTGTAGGATTCTTGGTTTGTGTACGTGAACTTTCTATATAATTCAAGGTAGTCCAGAGTAGAAATGCCTGGAAGATCGTAAGCGATTTGTTTTCGTCCTTTAATGAAAATTTCGCGAGAAGAAATAAGCTTCCAAGGACTAAGCATCTTAGTATACTTCTCACCAAGTACCCTATCAATACGCCTAGCAATATAGGGAATATCAAAAAGCTGAACATTCCAACCTGTAATTACGTCTGGGAAATTTTGGTTCCAATAGTCTAGGAACGCAGACAACATGGACTCCTCTGAACGGAAGTGCATGTAATCAACCATGTTGTCTTTATTGTCAAAGGGGCGAGCACCAAAGACCAAGAAGCGTCCAGTGTAAGAATCCTTGATAGTGATAGCAAGGATCTCCTGGTCGGCAGTCTCAATATTGGGGAAACCATTCTCTGCTGCTGTCTCAATGTCAATATTAAACACCCGAATCTTACTTACATCGTAAGCAATCTCCTCTTCAGGGTGCTGCTCAGCAATGTACTGATAAAGATATCGGGTGTTACCGTAGATATCAAAGTCTTCTACGTCCTTATATTTTTTTACAAACTCTTTTGCCTCATTGATAGAACCCTGCTTTACAGGTTCTACACAGTCGCCCTCAAGTGTACGCCACTCGGAATAATTTTTGGTGGGGATGTACAACGTAGGGTTGAAGGGCACCCTGTACGAGACAGACTGCCCACCCTCATAACCACGAAAGAGCAGGCGGTTGCCTGCTTGTTCAACATTAGTGTAAAACTTCATTCAGTCAGCAGTTCTGCGTTTCCATTATAATACTGAGCAAGCAACCGCTCACTCGGGTCCACAAACGTAATTATATCAGAAGATCGGACCACACACTCCTTTTCGTCGGCAAAGGGGAGCCAGTCTGTCAACTGGTCCCCCTCCACAAGCATTGGTTTGTTTAGGATACAGTCTGGATCTCCAAACTGAACCCCATCAATTTCATCAACTGACGCCAGCAGCCACTGGTCCTTCAGTAACAGCACTTTGAGTAGTTTCTCCAAGGATATCAGCTCCGTTATTAGGTAGGAAAGAAAGATCAACGCCAGATTGCTTCAGTTTCTGTACGTAATTTGCCAGAATGTCCTGAGACGGTGGCATCGCAGAAACTACAGAAGATGGGGCAATGCGATGATCTTCATATGGAGTGTAAGGATTCCAACGACGATAACGCACATTATATGTTTCTTCTCCCTGAACCGTATCATCAGAAATTGAAAGAGTCAGAGTGAGAGGATACAACAACTGATAAGCAACAAACTTATCTTCTTCTCGTACCTGAGTAAAGTTACAAATGATATCGTCTCCAGTTACCAACTTCAGGACACGAACATTATGTTCAATGGTATCAGACATAGTAGATCAATTCTTTTCTATAGTATATCAAATCAAAAGGGGACCGTCAAGTCCCCTTCATGTTTATTTAGAACCACTTCTTACGCTTCTGTTTTTCTGGCAGTTCTTTTCTCAGAGAAATAGTTAAGAGTCCGTCAGCGAACTGAACGTCTTCAACTTCTACATCATCTGCCATTTGCCAGTTCTTAGAAAATGTTCTATATGAAATTCCCTTGTGGGAATAATTTTTTTCTTTCTCTTCTGGTGCTTTGCGAGCAGATACAGTCAAGACATTCCGTTCTGTCTCAACTTCAATATCTTCGCCTGAAAATCCAGCAAGAGCAATCTCCAGAGTGGTTCTGCCATCAGATCCGTTAATGATGTTGTAAGGAGGGTAATTTGTTCCACCTCCTGCAAGAGCTTCAAGTCTGCTGAATGTTTCATTGAACCCGATTGAATATGGTGTGTATGTTTCCCAATTGAATGTGACCATTGTCCTTAAAAAGCGACGTGTACATGTGACCCTTTCGGCATCACACATATAATTATATCTCTGAGAACTTTTTTGACAACAAGATAACGTTCTGGTTTTCCGAAT